CCCCAGAATAAACTTGTGGCCTGTACCTGATACCAGTTACACATTTGTATATTATAGAATGAGAAGAATAGAAGATGCAGGTAGTGGTGTAGAAACTGCAGATATGTCTTTCCGTTTCTTACCTTGTTTGGTGGCAGGTTTAGCTTATCATATAGCTATGAAAGAGCCTGAACTAGCACCAAGAATAGAGATGTTAAAAGCAGCATATGATGAACAATATAATTTAGCTGCTGGAGAAGATAGAGAAAAAACATCGGAACATTTTGTTCCTCGTGTGAATAGGATTTAAATATGTCAAATAGGTTTGCAACTAACAATAAAGCATTAGCCGAATGTGATATATGTGGTTTCAGATATAAATTAAAAGAACTACGTGATTTAATAGTAAGAGGTAATAATACTAATTTAAAAGCATGTATAGAATGTTGGGGTCCTGACCATCCACAAAACAGACAAGGTATGTTTCCTGTGCACGATCCTCAAGCTATACGTGATCCAAGACCTGATTTTGCTGGTTATCCGTCCAGTAGAGCGTTAATATATTCAGGTTCTGAGTTTCATAAATTAAGTTTCCCTGCGTCTGTGGTCGTGGGGCAAGTAACAGTAACTACTTCATAAGGAGAATAATATGAACAGATCTGATATGGGAAAACAAATTAACAATCCTGGGGGTTTAAAAAAGATACCCGATAATGCTAAAGGGTTAAAAGCGTTAAAGAAGAAGTCACCAGAAACAGTTAATAAAATGGGTTTTATGAAAAAAGGTGGTATGGTGGAAAAGTATACCACTGGTGGCATTATAAAAGCTAGAGGTGCGGGGGCAGCTACAAAAGGTTTTTCTTTTAAGGCTGGTTAAGTTATGAATTATACAAGTTTAAAAGCAAATGTAGAAGAAATATGTGAACAGACGTTTACAGCAGATCAACACGCTTTGTTTGCTCAACAGGCAGAACAGAAGATATTTAATTCTGTAGAATTACCAGCTATGCGTAATGTTGATAGTAGTAGTTTAACTGCTGGTAATGAGCTGTATACTACACCTGATGGGTATTTATACACTTACAGTTTAGCAATAGTAAATAATGATACTCAGACTTTTTTATTAAATAAAGATTCTAATTTTTTAAGAGAGGCATATCCTGTTACTACAACTGCTAAACGTGGGCTACCAAAGTTTTATGCTTATCACAGCACTTCAGGTTCAAATGTGAAATTTATGTTTTCTCCAATTCCAGATGCTAATTATACATTAGAACACATATACGCAAAGTATCCTACGTCTATTGTGACTGCAGGTGGCACATATCTTGGAGATAACTTCGATACAGCATTGTTAAATGGTACATTACTTGAGGCAATTAGATTTCAAAAAGGCGAACCTGACATGGTAGCTTTATATGATAAGCATTTTTTACAGGCTATAACATTACTTAAACAAGCTGGAGATGGTAAACTTAGACAAGATTATTATCGTTCTGGGCAGTTTAAAACTAATGTAGGTTAGGAGATATAGATGGCTATAACACAGGCTATGTGTACATCGTTTAAAGTAGCTTTACTAAATGGAGAAATGGATTTTAGTAGCGATACAGCTCAGTCTTTTAAAATAGCTTTATATACGTCTTCTGCAGATTTAAGTGCTGCGACTACAGCTTACAGCACAACTAATGAAGTGTCAGGCACAGGATATGATGCAGGTGGTAAGGCTCTTACCATAGCGGCAAACCCTGCGTCATCAGGCACTACAGCTTTTTTAGATTTTTCTGACGTTACTTGGAGTTCTTCTTCTATAACAGCTAGAGGAGCTTTAATATATAAGAGTGCAACGGGCGATCCTGCAATAGCAGTTATTGATTTTGGAGAGGATAAACAGTCTAGTTCAGGGAACTTTGTGATATCATTTCCTATAGCTGATGCTAACAATGCTATAATACGTGTTTTATGATGAGGTTAAAATGATTTTCTTGCATATGATAACTTGTTGGTGTAATAATTTAAGTAATCGTGAGGTTTTATAAATGGCTACAGCGTATACTACATCTTTAAAATTAGCGTTACCTACACAAGGAGAGTTAACAGGTACTTGGGGTGATACACTAAACAATCAAGTAACTTCTATGATAGAAGAAGCTGTTGCTGGACTAAAGACTATAAATACCTGGAGCACAAACTCTGCTACATTATCTACAGCAGATGGTTCAACTTCTGAATCACGTGCAGCTATTTTAAATTTAACAGACACAACCTCTGATTTAAGTGGTGCAGGCACTGTAATATGTCCTGCAGCAAGTAAAGTTTACATAGTTAAAAATGCTACTGGACAAACAATTACAGTTAAAACAGCTTCAGGTAGTGGTATTGCCATACCAGATGGCACAACTGGGTTTGTGTATTGTGATGGCACAAACGTACTAGAAGCACTAACAAACGTAGCTGGTAACTTAGTAGTTGGTGGTAATGCTTCTATAGGTGGTAATCTTACTGTGACAGGTACAACCACATTTAATGGTGGCACACTTACTCTTGGTGATGCTAACACAGATAATATTGTGTTTGGTGGTGAGGTAGATTCTAACATCATACCTGACGATGACGATACACATGATCTAGGATCGTCCAGTAAGAAATGGAAAGACATATACATTGATGGTATAGCGTATTTAGATGCTATTAATCTTAATGGCACAGCAATTACATCTACAGCCGCAGAACTAAACATACTTGATGGTGTTACATCCACAACAGCAGAACTTAATATATTAGATGGAGTTACTGCTACAGCCGCAGAACTAAACATACTTGATGGTCTTACATCCACAACAGCAGAACTTAATATATTAGATGGAGTCACTGCTACGGCTGCAGAACTCAATGCACTAGACGGTATAACTTCTACAGTTGCAGAACTAAATATACTTGATGGTGTGACAGCTACGACCGCAGAATTAAATATACTTGATGGTGTAACATCTACAGCCGCAGAACTAAATATACTTGATGGTGTAACAGCTAGTGCAACAGACATAAATTTAATTGATGGTATTACAAATGGGACAGTTATAGCTAGTAAAGCTATAATAACAGATTCTAATAAAGACATTACTGGCGGTAGAAATATAACAATATCAGGTGAGTTAAATGCAGCTAGTTTAGACATATCTGGCGATGTAGATATTGATGGCACACTTGAAGCTGATGCTATAACAGTTGGTGGCACAGCTCTTAATACAGTCATTGCAGGAGTTACGACAGCAAATTCTACATTAGCAGCCACAGTGACAGTTGCAGATAGTACTGCTAATACAAATTTTCCTGTGGTTTTTCATGATGAATCAAATGGTTTATTAGATGATACAGGAGCACTAAGATATAATCCAAGCACAGGTGAGTTACTCGTACCTAAATTAACTGTAGCAGGGACAACGACAACTGTAGATACAGTTACAATGCAAGCAGCTAACGCTATAATTTTTGAAGGTGCTACTGCTGATGCACATGAAACTACTCTTACAATAACAGATCCTACTGCTGATAGAACTATAAAATTACCTAACCAATCAGGTACAATACCTTTACTTGCTGCAGATAGTGATACAGCAATAACATCCACACCTGCAGAATTAAATATATTAGATGGGGTAACGTCTACTGCCACAGAGTTAAATATTCTTGATGGAATAACATCAACTACCGCAGAGTTAAATATTCTTGACGGAGTGACATCTACAACAGCAGAACTTAATTTAGTTGATGGTTCATCTGCAGGTACAATAGTTAACAGTAAAGCGGTTATATATGGTTCTAGTGGTGAAGTAAATGCAACAACATTGCAAATAGCAGGAACTTCTATTACATCTACAGCCGCAGAACTAAACATACTTGACGGTGTCACATCAACTGCAGCAGAGTTAAACATTTTAGATGGTGTTACTTCTACTGCATCAGAACTAAATATATTAGATGGTGTTACATCCACTACAGCCGAACTAAACATCTTAGATGGTGTAACTGCAACAACAACGGAGCTAAATATTATGGATGGTGGTACATCCGCTTCCTCTACGACATTAGTAGATGCAGACAGAGTAGTAACAAATGACAACGGAACAATGAAACAAGTAGCATTGACAGATGTTAAAACATATTTAAGTAGTGCAGGTTTTACCACAGATGACCCAACTGCACTAGCAATAGCGTTAGGATAATAACATGGCAAATACATTTAAATTAAAGAACAACGCAGTGATGCCAAGTAGTGCAGGTACTCCTGATACTCTTTATACTGTGCCTAGTAGTACAACTACTGTGGTTATAGGATTGACACTTGCAAATGTTCACACAGCACAAGTTACAGCTTCAGTCACAGTAATAGACAGTAGTAACTCTAATGAAACTTCACACGTAATAAAAGATGCACCAATACCTGTTGGTAGTAGTATAGAAATCATGTCAGGCAACAAGATAATTTTAGAAGCATCAGATATAATAAAAGTAGATTGTTCTGTAGCAGATAAAGTTAGTGCTACACTAAGTATTATGGAGATAACATAAGATGCCATACATAGGAAAAGAACCTGCTGATATAATCGCAACTGCTGTTGATACAACTACAGGCACATTTAGTGGTGCAGTAAGTGCTGCATCCGTAGATGCCGATGGTGGTGTTACAGTAGATAACATTACAATAGATGGCACAGAGATAGATTTATCTAGTGGCAATTTAACTTTAGATGTAGCAGGTCAGTTAGTTATAAACTCTGATTCTGGTCAAGTGGTTTTACAAGACGATACTGTTAATTGGGGTAATCTTCAAAATTCATCAGGCGATTTTATAATTGGCTCATTGGGTACAGATAAAGATATAAAAATTCAAGGACTTGATGGTTCTTCTACAATAGATGCCCTTACATTTGATATGTCTAATGCAGGTCAA